GTGCAGTGTCAGATTCTTTTTTGCCGAACATCTCTTGCACTGATAGTGGTCACGCCTGAAAACATACAGGCATAAAGACGAAGGAAGTCCGCCCTTTCCGTCACTCTCAAGCGTCGCCCCGTGCTCTTTGGCTTCCCTCTGTAGTATCTTGAGCGCGCGAATCTCGTCTGGGCTCTGTCTGTCCTCGCGTTTTTTCTTCTCCGACTCTCGATTTTCAGTCACAAGTTTTTTTAGCGCTTCTCCCACGGCTCACTCCTTGACGGTCGTCTTTGTCTCACACACGGTCTCGTCTGTCTTCGCCGGCGCGATCGTCTCCGTCTTTGCCATGTTCCTGACCGCCGTCTCGACCGTCTCTGTCACCTGGGCACTCACGGGATTAAGATTTTCTGGAGGCTCAAGGATCTCGACGAGCAATGATTCCCGGAGAGCGCGTGGAATTCGTCTTGACGGGTGCGCGGCCGCCCGCTCGGCCGCCGGGCGACACCGATCACACGTGCCGACATCGGAGATGACCGCCAAGTCGCCGAACTTGGTCGGGATGGTTGGCACCACTCCGGGCGTCGGGCTGTTGACCATCAATGCGCCCAGTAGATCTGGCGCATGGGCGAGCAGATCTTTGATTGGCGCGAGTGTGCGAATCCGCGTCGATGCCGGTCGACCGCAGCCAAGGCATGGTCGGCGCACGCCGAGCGCGATATGGAGCTCGCGTGGGGTCATCAACCCACCCATAAATTTCTTGACCTGCGTTGGCCATCGTTTTTTGCCGTTAATTTTTTTCATGGACAGATCTCCCGCGCGGAGACCATCGCCTTTAGGCGATTGTGATTGTTCAACGCGGCCTCCTCTTTTTTGATCTCGGTTGGAGTTCTCCGTAAATAAATGCTACACGATCCAATGAGACAGCCTGACATCCAAGACCGAGCTTGACCGCCCGATCATCCAAAAAGAGATCCACACATGGTTTTCCCTGACGACCGTCGTCCACTGCGTCAAAAACACCGGGAAGCTCGATCGCAACAAAATCTAGCATCTGTTGATAGCGTGCCTCGTTGATCGGCCTCATGCGCTCCCACCGCTCACGGTCGACCTTGCGGACGCTCGCCCGGACGAGCGGGTCAAATTGAGAATCCTCACGTAATGATCTGTTGGCGCGCGCGGAATATAATAATAGCACGTGGCCGGCCCGCTTGAGCGCGAGCAGACACTCGCGTGCGTGAGGCATGAACCGGAGGGGTGTCTCGATGTCCTCGTATGCTCGGCCGTCCATAGAAACGATCGACCCATCGAAATCAAAAGCGATTATCACCACTAACCCCTGTTCTTGTCGTGTGCCATCGTCTTCTGCTCATCTCCTGCGAAATTTTCCTGCTTGAGCTCTCCCGTCACTCTCCGAACGAGTTGGTATGTATTGAGCAACCTTTCCATAAGTGACGTGTGACGAGCATCGACTCTTTGGATGCGTGCTGCCATTCGCCACAGACGGATCTCCTGCAGTAAGACGATGAGCAGAGTTGTTGATGACAAGGTAGCTTGCCACCCCTCGACGAGAAACCATTGTGCAAACACGCTCACTCTTCATCACCAGCACCCTCTTCTGAGTAGTTGTCCTCTGTCGTATTATCGTCTCTTGACCCTCCGAACATTCTCGATGCCATCGCCTCTTCTCGCTCTGTCACCTCGGACTTGATTTTGTCGAGCATCATATGGATGTCTTCGACGCGGAAATACTCTGCAACGAACCTGGCCGCGTGCTCGATGTCGATGAGCTTGCCGGCGACGGCCGCAACGGCCGCTCTGACGGCCAGATCAATGTCGGCCAGCAAGGGCTCGAAGTAGTGCGGCCACTGAATGCTCATCATGCCGCCCTCTCCGAGCTCGTGGTCGATCATCTTGGCTTCTCCCGTTTCCTCGTTGACAACTTTTTTCTTCGGCAGATTGATGACCTGTCTGACGATCTTTCCCGTCTCTGGGTCGGTCGTAACTGTCGTCTGTGCTTTCCTGACGGCCGCGACCAACATGTCACACAAGAGAATGATCCCGTTCTGCCCATACTGCTCGCGCAACACGTCTGCCTTGGCGATCATCGCCGCATACTTGCGCTCTATCTCGGTCGCCGTCCTCGCCGACGCGTCCTGGGCCGACGCGTCTAACACACACTGGGTGACCTCAAGCACGAATGCTCGGAATTTGTCGGCCAGATCCTCGGCCGCCTTTGGACCGGTCGCCGAGATCTCCATGTAGTTGGCGCCCCCGCCCTTCTCGACCTTGATCGCGTTGTTGTTCCCCTTCTTAACGTCCACCATGTTTTTTGCGTCGGTACTTATGACGACCGTCGGATCCGTATTGGCGATGATCGCACCATTGGCGGACGAGAGAAGCGTATCGATCGCATCGATCATCTCGAACGCGCCCAAACAGTCAGGGTCACCGTCGATGTCGTCATCGAGGGGTTGGTTTTGAATCCAGACGACCGGACAGAATCCAAGACCATGCTTGACCTGCTTTTGGGCCTGCCAATCAGGCTCTTCTCCATCTCCGACGGGTGCTGGCGCGTAGAGCGTGTCGGCCTCAATGTCGATCGTTCTCCTGTACCAATATGGGATCTCTTTCCAGACGCCCGTCACGTCTCGTTCTTCTTGGGGGTACATATAACGAATCTCGATCGACTTGAGCTTGAAGGTCGACCGGTCGAGCCAGGCGGGCTCACACCACCTGGGGTCGAACGTCTCAAACATGACCTTGCCAGCGACGAACTGAAAGCCGATGACGGCCGTCCCGACCGCCCCACCGAACGTGCGGGCCTTGATCATCCGCGCCCATAATCGTCCGCTGTCGACCAGTGCGTTCACATAGTCCTCGGTCTTTGGATCTCCCTCGACCTTGATCGCTGGGTGACGCTTTTCTGAGAACAACAGGCCGGTGAATCGATCGACGATGACCCTTCCGAGCGCGTAGGGCGCCGTCGGCTTACGAAACTTTACGGGCATCATCTGAGCACCGGCGTCGACAAAGCCGGGCGGGATAGTCACCTGGGTGGCGATCGCTTCATGCTCGATCGGTGAGGTTGACTGTGATCCGTCCCAATTATAGGCGCGCGCCGCATACTTGGCGCACCGATAGACAGACCACAGATAGTTGAGCTCTTGCTGTCGTGGGCTCAGACCAAGCCGCTTGATCCGCTCGCTCGTCTGGGCGGACGTCTCGGATGGTTTGATCCCGCTGCCGGAGTTGATGAACTTCTCGGCGATGCCCATGAGCATCTGCCGGGCAAGACCGGGTGCCCTGATCGTCCCGCTGCTCATCACTTACTCCGATCTGTCGGATGTCGGATCGTCTTGTCTTGCGATCGATCGGTCGCCCAGGAGGGCGGCCACGCGTGCGAGTTCAAGTGCGGCGGAGACGACGGCCAGACATTTCTCTGCCTTATCCGGATTCGGAATATCAACAGAGGTTTTCTTTTCTTCGGGATTACAAGAAATACTTGCAAACGGTCGAGCATACCAACCGGCGGCCAACGTGAACGCCTGAGCAACCTCAAGCAGGTTGATCGATAATAATTTTGACGAGCCCTCTATTCTTTCGTCCATCTTGGCAAGCCCACGAAGATTGTCGATGATCGTCTGGGCGGACGCATGGGCGACAGAATCAAGAACTTTTCTCTTCTGGTCGTCTGCGTGTGCCTTGTCGAGTTCTAAGCCTGAAAGAGTTGCGTCTGCCATGTTGACCTCTTGGTTGGTTTGACCTCTACTACACCGACAGCGTTAGCGTGACAACAGATTCAACCGACCGACCTCCATGACTGGCGCCGGCGCTTCTTTTGCGTACGTGAGGGCCAGTGCGTCTGCCTCGTTAGGCGAGGCCATCTGGCGGGCCTTCATGCCTTCCTTACTCTCAATCTGGATGAGTCCGCGTGATGTCGGCTTCCACTTGATTGACGCCAGCTGGGCGGCCAGATCTTCGTCGTCGATGTCCAGATTTCCGGCCTCGGCGTCCTCCCGGATTGTCCAGTACCATTCTGCACGAGCGTTTAAAAATCTTTCTTTGTCGACCGGAGATCCTCCGGCGTTGGCGGCCACTGCCGGGCGACCGAGTTCGTTCAGTCGGTCGAACACACCCGAGCCAATTCCGATAACGTCGATGTTCGCCTTGACCGCCTTAGATTCGTCGAGATGCATGACGACCTTGCCGGTCAACGTCATCGTGTCGGTCTTGACGATCTTCTCGCACACACGCGCACGTGCTCCGCGGCGAGCGAGGATGATCGACTTGTCTCCACCAAAGCGTGCGACGTCTACACCGAGAATCGTGGGTGCGCCCTGAGCGACCTCGGACTCTCGCAACATCGCCGCCTCGACCAGGTGGAGGGGAATAAGCGCGTCTGAGGACGACTGTGGGAACTCGGCGAGTACGCGCGAACGGTAGAACGGACTCTCGTTTCCCCACCGTTTGTACTTGTCCGCCACCCACCCGGGAGAGACGAGCGAGGGGTATGGTAGGGGTCCCTTGATTTTCTTCTGCCACTCTCCCGACGCGATGTCCTCCTCGACAATCCCGAACTCTGTGAAGTTCGGTGTATCATAGGCGCTGATCTTGATCTTGTTGGTCCCCGGATTTTTAAACTCATCAAAAAATCGACCGGCCGTGTCTGTCGGGTTGCCGATAGAAAGCATGCGGCACGAGTCTGTCGTGAGTACGCCCTCGGCTGAGTCCCAGATTGACCGGTCGACGCCGGCGGCCTCATCGAAGACAACAAGCACGCGCTTTGCCGAGTGGAGCCCCTGAAATGCATTGGGGTCGTTGGTGGAAAACCCTAGAGCATACCAGCCGTCTTTGATCCTCAGAGCAGTCGTGAGCATCCGCCCGCTCAACGGTTGTTTTGAACCGGAGTGGGCCATCCGTATCTCTTGCCAGAGAACATTTCTGACCTGTCTGAATGTTGGTGCCGTCGTCAGTGCGACAGAACCAGGCTCGCCCATCCACCAAAGGACAGCACGTGCGGCCAGCCAGCTCTTACCAGTCGCGTGGGCGCTCCTGACGGCCGTCCGAGAATTTGAGACCAGGGAGTTGATGATCTCCTCTTGTTTGGACCATGGCCTAGCGCCCAGCCACTCTCGGACAAAGAGAGATGGATCGGCCTTTGCGCTCTCGATAAACAGCCGCTGATTTTTATTTAGTTTTTTGATCCGCCGCACGCTCGGCCGCCACGCGTTCTGCAAGTTCGTAGAATGATTCTGTCTGCTGGGTCTTGATCGGTCCACCGCCTGGACCAGAGATCTCCGCACGATCTTTCCGACCCCATTTTTTTGGATTCTTCCGCTCAAGACGCCAGGCGGCCGCACACCAGTTTTTTGCAGAAGCACGGCGGATGATCTCCAGGTCCGACGCCTCGGACGTTGCCCTTGCTTTTTTTAATGCCAACCAAAAGTTACGAAAGATGGCCTCATCTCGTGAGGGATTGGCAAGCCTGGCCCTGATCATCCTCTTGTGCTCACGCGCACCTCGGCGCATCCACCGCCGGATGTTCTCCATCGGGCAGCCGGAATAGTCCGCCGCGGTCTCCAGATAATTTCCTGCCTTGAGCATCATCTCGATCGTTGTCTGTAATTCCGGCGTAAGTTCCCTCGGCCGTCCCATCTTTCTTCCACGCTTGGGACCTTTCTGATTATGCCGCGACATTGCAACTAGTCCCACCATCTCTTCTTGATCTTTATTGTAGGCTCTATGTTCGACCATGGCGGAGACTCGTCGATGTTCCATTGTCGTACAAGATTTTCCGGATCGTATCCAACGGATGAAAGCGCGGCCTCGATCTGTTTTCCGGCCCTCCACGCTTGTTTCCCGCTTGCCGTGAAAATACGCTGCCCGGCCGTAGCGAGCCAATGGATAATACGGGAAGTGCGCTCGTCGCCACGTATGGTCAATGCCTGAGCAAGACGGGCCGGTGGCGGCGCCACGCCACCGCGTGCGGCGATGACAATGTTCTTGAGGCGTGGCCAGTTTTGCTTCTTCCCTGGGTGGACAATAGGTAAATGTGAAAAATCAGCATAGGGGTGGATAGGGCAGCCCCACATTGGCGTGTGAATGGCCGGCGAAAAACTCGACGTGGACAAGAATAGCACGAAGCTATTATGCAGCGCCCGATCGACTTCTGCAAGCGAATCCCAGAATTCAATCACATCGTCGCGGGTTTCACCCGGCAAATCGCCGATCATGTAGCAGGTTGCCGATCGCATAGGCTCGCCTTTGAGATTCTGCAGTTCAGTAGCTACGTAGATCAAACCATCAACAAGCGCTTTGCGGCTCGTGACTTTGTGAAATCTGCGGCGCGTGCGTTCCGAGAATCCCTCCACGCCGAATCGTACACAGTCAATGGTTGTAGGGCGCTGGTTTCAGGTCATCGAGCCTCCGCTCGGAAACCCCGGACTTCAGTCCGGGGAGGAAGAGCCTTGTTGAATCTCTGACTATGTGGTATACTCCAGGCATGGAACTTGGAGTCAAAAGCACCAGGCACGCGGTCTATCAGACGGCCTACCATCTCGTTTGGATCCCCAAATACCGGCGCAGGATGTTGACCGGAGAGATTGCCGACAGGCTGCGGGGTATTCTGCACGAAGTTGCACAGCGGGAGGGAATGGAAATTCTTGCCCTCGAAATCCAACCCGATCACGTGCATTGTTTCTACTCGGCTCCTCCAAACATCGCGCCGGCTCTTGCCGTGCAATGGTTTAAGGGGATGTCGGCGCGAAGCCTCCTGGTGGAATTTCCCGCACTGCGAGCAACCGTGAAGCGCGATCACCTTTGGGCGCCATCGTATTACGCCGGCACTGCCGGGAATGTCTCCTCTACAACCATCAAGCGTTACATCGAACGCAGCGAACACATCAAGGCGAGGGCCTAGGTTGTGATTATCCGCCGCGCCTACCGCTACCGCATCTACCCGACGCGGAGCCAAGTCACGATACTTGAGAAATGGGAGGGCGCTCTCCGCTTTCTCTGGAACCTGGCACATGAACAGAGGCTTATGGCTCTTGCCCGTGTGCGAGACCACAGGCACTATTTCACGGCATTTGACCAGATCAACGAGTTGACCCAGCTCCGCGCTGAATTGCCGTGGCTCGCCGCCGTCCCACGCAACGTCTGCTCCCAGCTTCTCATTGAACTCGATCGGGCGTGGCAGCGATGTTTCAAAAAGCTCGCCCAGCGACCGAAGTGGAAAAAGAAAGGGTGCGATCGGATCAATCCGTGCGAGCCCCACCCGAAGATGTGGCGGCTTTCCGGCGACACCATTCGCTTCCCAAAGATCGGCGCCATTCGTGCGATCGTCCACCGCCCCCCGCTCGGTACATCGAAGACCTGCACGTTGGTGCGGGAGGTCGACCAGTGGTTTGCTGTCATCGTCTGCGAAGAGACAATCACCGATCCGGCGCCACGCACAAATCCTGTCGTTGCTCTCGATCGCGGCATGATCAACATCGTCGCCGACAGTGGCGGCCGGATCGTGCCGGCCCCGAGAAGCCTCGAACGCGCATTGCGTCGTCTCGCCCATGCGCAACGCGTGGTCAGTCGACGCAAGAAAGGATCTCGCCGAAGAGAAAAAGCCAAGATGCGAGTTGCCAAACTGCACCGGAAAGTGCGGCGTCAGCGCAATCACGTCGTTCATCTGCTCAGCTACGGATACGCCAAGAGCCACGGGACCGTGGTGATAGAGCGGTTGAATACTCAAGGAATGGTCCGGGCGAATAGCGGACTTGCCAGAGGCATTCTTGATGCGGCATGGGGCAAACTCGCCAACTGTCTGAGGTACAAGCTCGCATGGTCTGGAGGCCGACTGGTTGAAGTGCCGGCCGCCTATAGTTCGCAAGAATGCTCGGCCTGTGGATGTATTGACGCAGCTTCGCGTCGGTCTCAATCTGAATTCTGTTGTATCCATTGTGGCTATACTGACCATGCCGACCTCAACTCCGCGAAGAATCTGTTAAGCCGTGCGAATCGCTCGGCTCGGCCCGTGGAGGGATCGCCGCCCGAGGGCGCCCGTCGAAGCGGGAAAGTAGTGAGATTGCGTAGCCCAAGGCGTCTCCTACAAAGCCTCGCGCTTTAGCGCGGGGTTGATTACCGATGCTTGTCAGCTTTCTATTGTCACCCATAGAGTCCCTCAAGTTTCTGCATAGCATCATCAGCCCCATATCCGCAAATCCATGACCACCGGGCGGC